GTGATAATCTGACCATTGAGTTCGCTCCAGGCGCATCGGGGATGACTCTTGATCTTACTGGGACTGGAGCGGGCAAGCTTGATACAGGGACGGTTACTTCAGGCAAGTTTTACGATATTCGGGTTATCAGCAAGCGTGGCAGTAGTGCTGCCCTGTTAGCACATAACTCTGGGAGATTAGAGCCGGGTTTATCTTTTGGCATTTCAAGCGTTACAGCGGCCAGTCCAACTGTTATTACAGTAAGTGGTACCCATTCTGTTCAGACCGGAGAATCTGTAACTATTTCTGGTTCTGCCATTAGCGGTCTTAATGCTACTCGCGTTGCCACTAGGATTAGCGACACAACATTCTCTGTTCCATACAATAACGGAGGCGGGGCTACTGACCCTGGTGTAAACGCGGTGTTTACCGGTGGTTCTTTTACTATGCCATCTGGATATACCCATTACTCCGATGTTGTTTTCGGTGTTAGCTATACAGCAGCGGCAGTAGCAACCTTTACGTTTAGCGGCATACCCGATGACCCATCGACACTAACGCTGATTGATAACTACACTTATGGCTCTGAGGCCACAATTGTATTTGAGCTTGATGAGAATGCCAGTGGTGGTGCTGGTGATAACGTAGAGATTGACCCGTCCACTGTTGCCTCAACGGCTGCTGGTTGTGCTACAGCAACAGTAGCTGCAATCAACGCACAGAACTCAGCAGGTAATCTTGGAATCACAGCAATAGATTATGGAAGCGGTCAGGTCGTTTTATATCAGGACAGCGACTCTGCATACCCAGGTGCAGGTTCTGGCGCAACAGCCATAGCTACAAACGTTACTTCTCACTGGAACACAAAAACCTCTGTAAATGTTCCTAGCGCGTTTACTCCTGGTGGCATTAAGCTCTTTGTGCAAACAGGCCCAGGAGAGTGTCTTTATTCTACTGGTGGCGGTGGGTCGATTGGAGCAGGGCTAAATGTCCTTTATGGTGGGGCTGCACACACAGAAACTGCTGCCATTGATATATCCAGGGTCTGCCCTTCTCCTGTGGCTGATACAGCATATGAGTCAAGAGGCACATGCACCCTGCTTGTTGAGGCATCCAACACAAACGCATCGACAGCCGTAGACTGTGGCATTTATTTCTCTGCTGACGGAAGGCTATCGAATGACGGCAACTTTGATGACTCTCTTGAAGTAGTTGCTACCCTTGCAAATCTTAGAGCAAACAGTTCGTATGCGTTTTCAGATACAAAAGAGATTGAGTTCCCCCTGTCTGTAAGTAAAACAGTGCTAACCACTACCACGAGTGGAACGCTGGCTCTCATTCTTCAGTATAAGTTTAGCGCTTCAGCAGCTACTAGTAGCTGCACTGTTTATGTTAAGGGCTGGAAGCTCAATGGGTGACCTTACCGAGAACTTCTCTTTGCGTGAGTTCAGGTGCAAGGATGGTACAGACGTACCCCCTGAGTTGGTTGAGAATGTTACGTTCCTCGCTAAGAACCTTCAGGTGTTGCGCCAGAAGATTGGTAAGCCCATCAAGGTTATCAGCGGATACCGTTCACCTGCTTACAACAAGAGATGTGGTGGAACGAAGAAGTCTCAGCACATGCAGGCAAAGGCCGCTGACCTGAGAGTATCGGGTATGTCTTCTGATGAGCTTCATGCGATTATTGCTGATGCTATAAAGAACGATTTGATTGCCCCCGGAGGCTTGGGTTGGTATCCGTCCTTTGTTCACTACGACACCAGGGGACGGAATGCTCGCTGGAAAGGCTCTAAGTAATGGAATCCAGCATAGACATCCTCGACATTCTCAAGCTGGCGTTCTCTGTGCTGGCAGTGGTTATCCCTGCTCTGTGGGCTCTCAGCAGCAAGCTGTCCAAGGTAGAGGGTTCCATTGGTGAGCTGAATACCAAGCTGGATTCTGTTGAAAAGGATTTCGAGGTTGTCCACAAGGAGTTGGGCGAGGTAAATGCTCTCTGTGAAAAGCTGGATTCTCTTGACCGTACTGGCCGGAAAGAGCTATGGCAGGAAGTCAATCTCGCTCGCGAACGGTTGACCGTCGTAGAGACGAAGATGAACAAGAACAGTAAATGAGGTCCACGATGAAAGAACTGCTACAAAAACTTATGTCCCGTAAACTGCTGGTTTTGGCTGTTGCTGCTGTAGCAGCTTTCGTTGGTGTCCCTGGTCTTGGTGGTGAGCAGTTGCAGGAAATCTTCATGGCTTATATCGGCGGCCAGGCTATGGTTGATGCGTCAGCAGCGTTCAAAAATGGATGACCTGGCTACTGAAGCTGAGAGAGGTTCCGCTCGCTGGGTGGTTAGTGGCGATTATCGCAGTCCTTATAGCGTCACTCATCTGGTCGGTAAGAGCTGCATCCTCGAAGGAGCGCCAACTCCGGGTGAGTATGCAACTGTCGTCTGCGAAGAAGTCCCACGAGAAGGCTCTGGAGCAGATTGATGACGGGAACAAGCTTGCTATAGCCCAGGTGAGAGCCGCGCAGGCAGCAGAGGTGGGGAAGCTGGAGGCTAGGCGCTTAGATATACGCACCGCTGAGCAGGAGAACTCTGAGAAGCTGTCCGACATGGTCAACCTCATGTTCAAGAGATGATTGCTCTATTCGCCATACTCCTCCTGGGGTCATCAGACCTATGCACAGAGGCTGCTCCCCTTGATGCGAGACACAGAGCCCCATGTACGGGCATTCTGTGGCCTGTGAGCTACACAGCAGATGCTCTGGAAGCCATGAAGGTGACTCTACCCAAGTGTCAGGTGGACTTGGGTGCCAAGACAGACGAGCTAAAGGTCTGTGATGGAACTATCATCAAGGTAAAGCGGGAGTGTGAGCAGACCTTGAACAGATTTGCCCAGATCACAAAAAAGGCCGCCCATATAGAGCGACCTTGGTGGGACAATAACCAGCTATGGGGTGGGGCTGGCTTTGTCTCAGGTGTTATTGTGACTGTTCTGATTGTGAGTTCTGCTCGTTGATACGATAATCATACGCCGCATATACCAGCGCACTCGTCATCGAAACCAAATAAGTCTGGTTGCTTATCTGACGCTTCCTGGTAGTTCTCAACTGCCTGTTCGACGGGGACCATTGAGCGGTGAAGGAAAGGCTTGTGCTTCATCCCGCCTATCGTCTTTCCCTCGTCTATGATGGCGTGTAGCTTGCGCTCGAACTCTACAGCCCTGTCGAAGGCTTCAGGCTCTTCGTTTTTGAGGCGAACCCACTCTCTGTTGGAATGGTAAGGGCAATACACGCATGCGCTTCTTGCTGCCTCTACACCCAGAGAGTCCAGGTAATCTATGCAGTGTTGCCTGGTCCATCGCATTTCAACGAGCGGGTAGAAGTGACTAAACCACTTCTTGGCTGGGTCCCTCATCCTTGAGGCTTCGTCTAGTGAAATGCCTATCCATTGCTGGACTACCCTACCAAGCTCCCTATGGGATGCCTTGCGAGGTATCACCCCGGACATTTCCTTCAGGGCAGCGTGGATGACATCCACCTTCCAGCTTGCAGTGCATTGTCTGCGAACATGGCCTTGAGAGCCGTCTGGATTCAGGACAAATACGGGAGGGATATCTCCACCCCTGTTAACACCCAAAGCAACTCTGTTGAGGATGTCTTCTGATATTGACTCACCATACTCGCTTTCCTTCTTTACGACTCGAAGCGGTATGCCTGCCTCCCACAGTGATGCAGCAGTCTCCTCGACTGTCTTATACACGCTCTCAGGCTCATCACCAGTATCTGCAAAGATGAAGACGTCTGGCATTGAAGGGGCTACCTTCATAAGCTCTGGGTGCTGGTTGATTACGAGATGCGCTAAAGCGGTAGACTGTATTCCACCGCCATAGCTCATAGCTGTTATTCTTTTAGGGTACACGGGTTTCTCCTATTAGCGAGCGTACTTGGCTCTTTAGTAGCATTACCTTTCCAGACCAGTCCCACGCACTAGCTATACACTTACCGGCGTTATAGCGGCATATTGCGCGCCTCTCAGTGGGTTCTTTGTCCAGGTAGTATTTCATGGCCCTTAGACCTGCCTTGATATAATCACACGGGTTACCCTCACACCAGAACTTGGGGATGACCTGGAGTGGTCCCTTAGCCCCCTTGTTTGATGTGCGGTCAGGAAGTAGCCGAGTCTCGTGCCATGCCAAGGAAGCGGTAAGAGGGGGGTCGATGGCGGCTGATTGAGACTCGGCTACTACACTGAGGCAGGTGCTCATCTGAAGCACATAAGTGCTATGTCTTGGAGTGGTGTGTATGCAAAGTATTGCAGTACAGATGAGAGCTACCGTTGACAATGGTCCTCCTTTTCTGGTTCTTTGGCAAGTGCTTCCACTTGCGAGTAAAAAAGCGTCCACTAATCCCGTCCACGGAGGGCGCTTCCAGGTCAGCTCTTGCTGCTGTTGACCTGGTTTGCCTCCTTAGAACGGGATGTCTTCATCAAGGTCGATGTCTTCCACGACCGGCTCTGCGGGTTCTTCAACGGGCTCTTTGCCCACTATGTATCTGACTACCCTGGTCTTGAGCTTCTTGTTGCTCATCTCCTCGATGTTGGTCTCTACCCAGCCCTTGCAGCCTGTGGCCTTTGTGATGACGATGTCAGCCTGCTCAGGTAGCTCGATGTCTCCAAGCGCATCTGCAAAGCCAAAAGCCTTACAGAAGTCAGCAAGCTTCCAGAAGCTGCGCTGACCTGTCGAGATGATATCCCATATAGTAGAACCATTGTACTTGCCTTCACCTACGCGCAGACGGATATTGAAGTACTCAGCTTTGGTGGGGTCTTTGGGTTGTCGAAGCTCAACAGCCTCTACCTTCACACCATAGGTGCCAGGCGGGATGTGAAAGCTTCGGTTTCCCTGTGACTTTTCTTTAGAACCATAGTTTTCTGCTGGGTTGAATTTAGGCATCGTTTCCTCCACGGATTTGTGCTGTGAGTTTCTTGCTACGGGTTGTTGAGTTGGGTTTGCTGTTACCGTTTTTCTGTGGGTCTAAGACCTTACGGCTTTCATTGAGTGCCTCTTTGAACGAATCCCAGGACGCTCTAGGCACCATCGGATTGGTGAGACCAGACACACGCTGTGACCGCTTCCAGATGGGTTCAGCCAATCCTGGATGCTGCTCTTCGAGCCAACGGTATGTGTCCTTGATGGTCTCTTCTGGGACGTAGTAGTCCACCTTCCAGGTCTCGTTCTTGTCGTACAAGTCGAGGCCGAAGCGGGAGCCGAGCTTCACTGCTGCTCTCTTGAGAGCTGTGGTCTCTGCGTCTGTGTAGGCTACGTGACATGCACGGTCTAGCCCACCGGTATCCCTGGCTGAATGGCACGAGGCTGCTGACCCAGACTTGGTGCAGCTCATACGGGTGTCTCCGTCCTCGAACCACACGATAAGCTCGACATCGCATAGAGCAATGCAGGATGTGGTTCCACTGTCGCGCTCGATTTTCATCTCGTGCTTCTTGATGACGTAGTCCCACCCAGCGTAGCCAAACACTTTATTCAGCTCACAGATTACAGACTCACCGGACAGGTAAGCGAACTCCCTACCGGCCCCTTTGTTTACCCACTTGACCTCAAGCTCAAGGGGTTTGTTTAGTTCTTCAGTTAGATTTGTCATTGGGTTCCTCCGACATTGCTTCTCTTGTGTTTTTGATCCAGTCCATGTCTTTCTGGACCATCATTCCAACCGCTATGTAGAAGCTTGCTTGTCCAGAGATGGAACGAAAGTTTTCCTTCGCATCCTTTTCAAGTTGCTCTTTGAGTTTAGTGTCTATTTTTATGGTTGTTGATGCCATCATTCCTCCTCGTAGTTCCAGTACTTGCGAAGCACTCTGGAGTGGGTTGTCTTGGTATGCTTCTGGTAGACTTCGCTCTCCCTGGTGACGCCAAGCTCCTTTAGAATGTTTCCACGATTAGTGGATGACTTCCTCTCGAGCTTCCAGGTCATCCTGAACTCAGGTTTCCCGTTGTCTGCATCACGTCCAACCACGCCCTGGTTGTTCCCGATATGGTTCCTCAAGGTGTTCTCGTAGAACTTCAGCTTGTCTTCGAGCCGAACGATGTCTCGCTTTGTGTTGTGGTACAGGCGAGCAATGTCCTCGATTTCCTTAGAGGCAGGCACAAGCACGTCATTGGTGGGTGCAGGGTAGCGGTCTTTGAGCACTGTTGCGTAGGCCTCAGTGTGTGATGGGTCCGGTGGGACCTTCTTCTGGACGTTGTTCTCCCAGAAGTCGGCCCCCGCTTGAAGCAATGCAGTTTCCAACTCTTGGTCTCGTGGAACTGTGTACTCACGGTAGTCTTGACCCCCGATAAGCACTGATACCTTGGAGAAGTTTTCGAGTGGTGTTCCCCAACTCTCAAGTACCGCGTTGTACCAGGCTACCTGAAGCCTGACGTTGTCAGGGATAACCGGGTCACCATCTACGTCTGCCTCACCCCATCTCGCCCCTTCCTTGTTTGAAGGGTAGCGCACGGTCTTGGCTTCCCAGATGTGAGCGTCTCCTTCTTGGCCGAAGCATATGCCGTCAGGGGTAGCGAAAATGAATGGGTGTTCATTATCCCTTATGGTCTGACCCCTTTTCATGGTGAACATGGTCAGGTCCTGGTGGTCGTCGAGGTACTTGTCTCTGAGCAAAGGCTCCAGCCTGTTGCCCCAGTCCGTAGCCTCATTGCCGGAAAAGGGGTGGCGTGTACCAATCTTTTCCAGGTAGACTACGTTTACATCTCTCTTGTAGAAGCTGGGGATTTTCCCGACTATGGCAGCGATATCACTACCACCTATGCCGGTCATCCTGTTGGTTGATTGTATGCCTTCAGCGAATGGCATCACTGGGCTGGGGTCATCTGTGTTAATTTCTCTCTCGTGTAGTAACATGGTTCCTCCGTGTAACGGTTGACAATAAAAGGTAACTGATTAGAATGTCAAGTGTGAGTTTGAGCACCGACCAGAAGATGAAAGCTGCCATCCTGATGGCGAACGAGCAGAACCTTCCGGTATCCAAGGCTCTTAAGTATGTACGTCAGTTACACTACGTTTCACTGACGTACTTACTTAGAGTCGTTGACCACGACCCCAAGGAATTCACTAAATGGTTCAAGCAGCAAAGAGTAAGGAAAAGGACCGAGTGGGACCTTCGTCCAGCGATGCAGAGCAGGATAGCCAGCCTACAGCACAAGACCAAGGTTGCGTCGGCATTGTCGGGGTAGACTATTCTGTTCAAGAATATCTGACCCAACGAAACATCCCATTCTCGACTGCAGGCTTACACCGCAAGGCTGTATGCCCGGCCTGCAAGGGACTGGTAAACGGGACCCGCAAGACCAGGTCTCTTGTCATCCACAACGAAATAGGCACATGGTCTTGTGGTAAATGCAGCAGGCGTGGAAGCTTCAAAGACCTACGCCGGCTATTCGGAGAGAACGCGCCTATGTCTACCCTTGGCGGGCGCTCCTTCGAGACCTGGGTGCCCAGCTTTACACCTATCATCAACTACGTTGACTGGGTTGCCAACACTCGCTCAGACGAGGCGAAGGCATCCATGAGCTACCTTCAAGAGCTTGGAATCTCGGGCACAGTTGCGCGAGATAAATATTTTATAGGCTATGACAAGAAGCTAGACGCGCTCGTGTTCAGCTATAACTATGAGCGGTCCACCTCCACGGCTTCCTACCTCAGATTCTTGAGGAGACCGGACGACTGGTGGAAGGTAACGGGTGACCCAAAGACAGCGTCCTGGTTCGGCCAGCACCTGTTCAAGCCAGGCATTGATGAAGCATATGTGTGCCAGACACCGCTGGATGCAGCGGTCCTTATGGCGGCTGGGGAGCCCAACGTTCTAGCCCCGCACTCCAACAATCATGACCTGAAGTACAGGTCTCACAACCTGGCTATGCTGCAGCGTTGCAGCGTTGTCTATGTGGTACCCAACCCGACCGATGAGGGTATGCGGTGGGCACAGTCAACCCAGGCACAGATTGGCAAGTGGCGTTGCAAGATTGTCCACATGGACATGTACCCCAGAGACATCATCAGGAACGACGCTGGAGCTATGTGGCAGACAGCCAAGTCTAAGGCTGACTCTTCCTATGGGATATCAACTCACCGTGCTTCCTCGTGGATAACAGACATTGACTATGAGTGGGACCACCCTGACGCTAGCCGGGGGCATCGCGTTGGGCTTGAGCCCATGGACAAGCTGTTATCTGGATGGAGACCAGGAGAGGTAACCGTGCTTAGCGGGCCTAGTGGCGTGGGGAAGAGCACCTTCGCTTCCTTCCTTAGCTTGCTCCAGTCAAGCGAGGGGGTGCCAGTACTCTATATGACCTTTGAGGTTCTCCCTAAAAACATTCTGAGAAAATGGATAAGCATGTTGTCGGGGGAGGGATTCTATGGCTTGGCTAGGGAGAAGTATGTCAACGCCAGGAAGCGGTTAGCCAGGCGTCCCATGTGGATTGCTGACAACTATGGGATGGTGGACCTGGCTGATGTGCGTAAAAGTATCTATGACTCAGCGAGTAGGCACGGCTCCAGGTTCATTGTCATTGACCACCTTGGGCACCTTGCTTCGCTTGGCAAAGAGGACCACACCAAAGAGACCGGGAACATTATCCGGGAGTGCAAGCGGTGGAGCCTAGACTTAGCCGCCCACATTCTGCTTGTGGCCCACCTTAGAAAGCCTGGTCTTGCATCACATGGCAAGCCACAGATGGAGGACCTTAGAGGGTCAAGTGAGGTCTACCAGGTAGCAGACAATGTCTTGCTATTGGGAAGGAAGAGGGGTCATACTGAATGCCAGTGCAGGCTTGTAAAGTGTAGGGATGACTCAGGATACGAGGGAATAGCTAATCTAGATTTTGACCCGCGTTCACTTCGCTATACACCAGGAGAGCAGCATGTATAAGGTCTGGTCCATAAACATACGCAACAACAAAATCCTATGGCTCATGGGTGAGTACCCAAACGTCACAGATGCTATGAAGAAAGCAGAGCTTGTGGTCCTCGATGCCAACCCAGAGGTTGATGAGGTTAGCTTTGAGCGGTCAGAGGTGACGGAAAAGGCAACGCAGCAGTCTCACCGCAGCCTCATATGCTACTCACCGAACGAGGTAGTTGGTTCTGTAATCACAGGACCGGGCCTTGACCTGGACCAGGTGTCACAGCTTATCCCTTAAACGCTTTATGTTGGTCTTGCAAGCTACCACCTCCCTCCGGTTCATGACCCTCGGGGAGATACCACCCTTCCACTTAGCCCACTGACTATGCGTGAATACAGCGCAAGTAGCTTTAACCTGCGCCCATGCATGCCAGCCTCGCTTGCAAGACCAACATAAAGGGGGAAGGAGATTGCTCCCCCTCCCCCTTTAAACCCGTGTTAGGCATGGAGGAACACGCTAACAGCGGAATGTTACTCTTTTTCTTTGTTTTTGTCTACCCTCCACGGGTCAGTGATTAAGATTGGAAGCACTGGTGTTATCAAGATAACAAGGGCAGCTAGTATTGCTCGTGCTGGTGTTATGTATGAAAGCAGCCACACGACAACTTTCAGACATGCTATGACGCATGCCACACACACTATGGCTCTCAACTTGTAGCTTTGACCCACTGCTCGTCGGTAGCTATACGCTCGTCGCTACAACCTCTCAGGTATCCCCGGTGATATGCTGCCAGGTATAGCTTGGTGAGTGCCCAGTCTATGTCAGCAAGACGGTGCTGGGGGTGACGCCGACAGCGAAAGGCGAGTTCCGCAGCGTCGGACCTAATCACACTTATGACATTAGCGAACTCAGGTTCAAGCTCTTTGAGTTCATCAATTGTTAGGTTCATTCGTTTTTGTAGTGGTTTCATTGATTCCTCCATTAGGTTTAGGGTTGCGGTAGATAAGAACCTTCAAGCAGGTTCTTTGACGATGCTACCGCCCACCGCCCTGGGTGCTGAATGCTGTTACTTATGAATGCATAGCAAGCCAGCAAACGGCAGTGCCAGGGGCACAAGAGGTTGCTTGCTATGCGTTAGGGCATGGACACTTCAGGCCAATCGCCATCGGCATCCACAGGTTGTGAAACTCTTCGAGAGAAGCGCCGCAATCTGGGCAACAGTCCACGCGGATTGCTTTGTCTTGATGGTTAATGTCTACCGTGACTTCGCAAAGCTCACAGAGAGGTAGGCTGCACAAGTAGCACTTGTTCTCTCTGGTTTCGCCGCACTCTTCACAGTATTGCATCAAGCTGCCACCATAAGGAACTGGTGTGCCTTGGCTTGCTTTTCCATGCGGTTACCACCACAGCCTCTCTTCAAAGACTCAGTGAACGCATTGTAAAGACTCCAGGCATTACGGTCCTGAAACTCCTCGTGTGTAGGGTTATCCCACTCACGCATAGCAACGGTGGCTTGCTGTGGTTTTAGCACCTCATGGCCCATTGCCCTGCCGATAAGGTCATAGCCTTTGTCGGTGCTCATGGGCTGACCTTTCATGATGTCAAAGTCGTAGTTGATTCTATCGTAGTAGTGCTGAGACCACTCGATAGACTCGTGGATGAGTTCGACAGCATCACGCCACACATACCTGGTGTGCTTTCTGATTACCCTGGTGGCGTCACCAGAGAAGCAAAGGTTAGAGCAGACAAATACACTAGCACCAGAGGTGATACCAAGCGACAGGCTTTTGTTGTAGGAGTTACGGAGCCCTATGGCTAGCCCATTCTCTTCGTTGCCGGTGTCAACGGTGATGACGCCGAACATCTGCTGGTCTTTGCAAGCAAGACCATACTCCTCTCTGAGGATGGGCAGTCCAAGCAGGCCCTTGACCTGGTCTTTGACATGCTCAATGAGCTGTTGGTTGGATACGGGTTGGTAGCTACGGGTAGCTTCTGGGATGGCGACAGCATAGGCTTCTTCTAAGCCTTGAATTTGTCGTCCATCAGGGGAATCCATCATTAGTCCTCGCATGTTATCCTCCATGCTTTGTGGGTTGGGTTTAGAACGGGATGTTCTCGAACTTCTCGTCTTGCAGTATCTTATTGAAAAACTCAGCGGTCAAGCAAAGCTCTCTGCACAGTGCTACTGTGTCATCCTCGGCATCAGTCTCTCTGACAAGAACCAAAAGGTTTTTGACCATCAGCACAACGGCTTCTGACTGTGCCTTTGAGACACCCTCGGCCCGGAGCCCAAAGGCAACTGGAATTGATTTTGGCTGGTTCATCTGCTCCTCCATGTGATTCATGATTCTGTGTTCGTCGCCATCGTGGTCATTCATTAGTGTCCTCCTGGTCTTCGATTTGGTCCCAGTATACGCGCTTCCTTTGGATGCGCTTCCTTTGGAGCCCGCAAAGCGAGCATTCTCTCTTGAGCGATATGCATGTTCTGCATTCTATCTTGAGGTTTATTGCATAGAGCAGGTTGCCAATCAGGTCCAGCTTGCCTATTACCGCTTGTCTGAATAGAAGGTCTCCTTCGTTGAAACTCATGATTTCTCCTTGTAGTCCTCAAGCTTTGACTCCAGGTCCTCTACTTCAAGTTTAAGTTCTTTGTTCTCAGCCTTTAGGCTTATGCACAGCCCTGTGACAAAGCCTGCAAATAGGCAGACAAGTAAGATTGGGGCTGCCTGGATTAGGATGTCCATCGGTTGTTCCTCCTGTCTCCTTCGTTGAAACTCATGATTTCTCCTCGTGGTCTGGTGCAAGTTCCTTCTCTGCCAGGTCGATAAGCTGCTCATCGTACCAGCCCCCTCGCAGGTCTTTGATAATCTCAGACAGGTGCAGGATAATAGCTTCTGGCACCTCAAGCCCCCAGGAAAAGCTGGTCCAGTCTGGGGAATCACCAGGTTTTAGAGTTGAGTGCCAAACAAAACGAATGTTCAGCACCTCTATAGAGGGGTCCTCCCCTAGTTCCGCAGTCCACACGGATGGAGGGAAGCCGTAGTCAAAGTCCACGTCTACCTCAACTTCTGGCAGACTTAATCCCGAGGGCAGTTCGCGGTGTAGTCTCTGCCACACGTTAGGGTCTAGTGTTACTGTTGCAAGCATTATTTCCTCCTAATGCTGTAAGAATCCGATTACATCAGCTGCTTCTTTAGAAGCATCGCAAAGACCACAGTCATTGCATGTAGTTCGGTCGTTGGTTTGAGCAGGGCAGACAACCACCTTGCGGCCTGCTTTGGTGGTGATGGGTCGTCCATCGTACTCGGGTACATCTCTGAGTGCAGCTTGTTTGACTGCGCTTAGCTTCAGTGCCTTGAAAGGCAAGATAGCAGCAGTCCTCCATCCCTGGTCTGCCAGGTCATCGGCCTCATCCAGGTTGCAGCTTGCCATAGCAAGCCCCTTGAGGTGAGCTGCTTTGTCGGGGAAGTGGCAGTAGAGCAGCAGCCCCCTTAGACCAGCATCCTTGAGGGACTGGAACCAGCCCTTGACTGTCTCTCTAGTGAATACCCATGGGTCACCACCGACAGCACCACGGGCATAGTTTGCAGACCTTGCAGCCTTGGGGAGCACAGCCTCCAGGCTATATGCCTCTGGGCCTCGCTTGGCATAGCCTTTGGTCATGGATATGTGGCCCATTTGGGCTGAGCCATACCAGAAGTAGCAAGGTGTCCAGGGTTCGTCGTTGTCTGGCTTCTCTAGAAGCGCACACCCTTCACAGCTTTTCCGGGCTAGTTCTCTGGTCTGACCTACATACCCTTGGGGTATATCACCTGTCTTTGGATTCTTGGACCTTGCAGTCCACATCATTTCGGTCTTGGTGCCTTTCATAGCACGCAGAATTTTCTTTGATCTGGTTCTGGACAGCGTTGGGCTATTCCAAGACAGCCACTCGGGGTCTCTTATGAGATTGTGATTCGTTCCCATCGTGTTCCTCCATCGGTGGGTTGGTTTATTTATTGTCCTCAAGAAGTGGAAGTGTTGGTGGAAGTTTATACGGCTCAGGGATTGGGTAACCGTACATGTCAAAGCGTGGGTCGTC